AAAATTTGGGTGAGGGGTTCTTATGGATTACCCTCCTAAGACAGTAGCGCATAGCTCCCCAGCCTCGTGGGGCACGCTAACAGCCTATCCGCTGGTTACCTTGTGAGTCGGCTCACTTTCGGCAGTTGGAATCGGTTCCAACGCATTCGCCAGCGGTAATGATACGGGCCAAACACCGTTGCTTAAATACTTTTGTCGAAATAAATCGTCAAAAGTAGGAAGCTCGGGGTGCGACCCATGCTTCGCCAATATAGCCTGGATCTTGGAACGAGAGTTATTGAACTCGTCCTGTCCGTGGTGGAATATTTCAGAAAGATAGGACCCAACTGTTTCTTCTAAAGCGCTTACCTTACTAACGTAAGGTTTGCGCACCCAGTTGAGAATATCTTCCACTATTGGCCGTGGGAGTGGTGCAAGCATCACTCTCACATCTCGATGGTCAATAGGGATAAATTGGCGTTTCAAAAAACTCGTAACGCCAGATTTATCCCTATTAACAACAATTCCGATACTCGCCATACACTCTTGAAATTCATCGCCAGTGTAGGCGGTCTCTCTCCTCCTCGTATCGTCTCCGTACACGAGGTTGTAGTGTCCCCAGAAACCTGTTAAAGTTCCGTACTTTCGTAAATAACACAAACAATGGTAGCAAAGATTTGCTAAACTATTGATCCTGTCAGTTGCGAAAGCACCTGATGGAGAACCACAGAGTACTTGGTAGACGAGGTCGCCCGCTACGTGGTAAGCATTCTGTAGCTCCATTATAAGGCAGCAAACTACATCCTCGTACTCCTTGTCTACTATTTTGTGGTGTTTACACCACGCCACAGCTATGCGACGGACCACGGTTAACCATTGTGAATGGAAACCTGGTCCAAAGCCACTATAATCCTCGTCAACAACATCATCTGCTCCTCCGTGTATTAACGCCCAGTCTCCCGAGTGGACGTCTATACCTACAGCAATTTTGTTACTGATGGTGGTTATAGCGGCAAAGAATTCCATTAAGTACCGTCGCATATCTAAGGTGTGGTGTAAAGGGGCTCCATTTATCAATCGCGTATCCTTTCCCGGCTTCAACAACTCATCTTTTGGGAAGTCCATAAATGTTGTAGGTGGGAGGATGGCTTGCTTCCTGAGAGCATTGGCCTTTGCGTAATCATCAAAGGCTATTGCATCTACTTGGATTGTGCCTTCCTCCTTATCTACTTGAATTATATTCGACTTCTTAGTACCTTTCGGATACTCATTACATAAGGGCCAACCTATGCTGGTATTTAACTTCATACTACACATAAG